GCCACACGCGCCGCCCCCAAAGGTCCGCCCTTAATCTGCGCAGATAACAAATCGCCCGCATCACCAGACCAACCCGCCCCGCGCAAACCAGCCACCAATAAGGCCACAATATCGCGTGCCTTAAAGGCACCGCCCTCAAAGCGTTCAATCAATGCCATCAAAGTGTCGTCGCCCAAAGCCTCTTCCAGCTCGGCCAAAGCCCCCAACGTTAGCCGCATCGGCAAATCTTGGCCGTTGACGCATAGGGTCACATCCCCTTGATACGGGTTGCCCATTACAACGCCGCGAAAGTCAAAGCACCCGATGACGCCAGCGAAATCTCATAAACTGCCTCACCATTATATTTCCCCGAATACTCAATATTCGTGATCTGAAACGCACCTTCAATGGTGCCAAAATCAGGGATAATCACCTGATAATCCGTAACCGCCGCATTGAAAAACAATTCACGCGCCCGCGCATCCGTCACATCATCACAAAACACACCAGATCCCGAAATCGACGCTGAGCGCACACCGCCACCACTGAGCAATTCGCGCCACCCCCCCGCACTTTCCAAAGAAGTCGTATCAATCGTTTCCGAGTTGAACGAAATACGGCTCGCCCGCAGTCCCGCCAGCGTCACAAAAGACCCCGCATTATCCATATCAATCTTGACCAACAGGTCCTTACCACTTTGAGCTGTCATAATTTTTCCTTTTAAAATAATAGATTAAAGATCAGAAACCCGCGCACGAAAAGTCAAAGAAATAACCCTTTGGTCAGGACTTACCCCCTTGGTCGCACGCGCAAGTCGAAATTCTAAACTGGTCAAACTACCTTGCGTCAGCACCAAATCCGCATCAATCAGCGCATCACAAACAGCCCCCGCCGTTTGTTTGACCGCCTGGAACCCAGACACATCGCCATGCACTTTGACGACAAAATCATGGATCGCACCTGCCTGCGTTATGCTCGATCGGTTCAAAACCCGCTCTTCGCCAATCGCCAAATATAGACTGGGCAAAACCCCGCTCGGCACCGCATCAAAGATGTTACTGCCAACCAAAGCCGTCACCCCCGCGTCATTTACAAGCGCCATATAAACCGCCGTTTGCAACGCATCAGAACCCGCATAACTCATGCCACCACCTCATGGCGCGCCCAGCATTCCAGATACCGCCCGGCCATGTCATAAGGTGCCACCGCATCAATCACATAGGCCTGCGCCGCTTCCAAAAACCGCTGATCCGCCTTGGGGCGCATCGACGATCCAACAGGGGCCGCGCGCACAACAATCCGAAATCGAACCTCGGATACAGCCGCACTTGCCCCCTTGCGCATACGGCCACTGCGGGCATCAATATGCGCCCAAACCTGCCCCAAGCTTTGCCAGGTCGTACTAAAACCACCCGCGCCATCAGCCACTTCAACACTATCTTGCAACACAAGACGTCTGTTCAATAAAATATCGTCCATCACGTACCTCGCATCAGTCGAATAACACGGTATGGCTCGATCAATTCCAGCGCCGTTTGCGTCAAACCTGCCCCCATGCCGTCGCGCTGTTCATAACTATGTGCCGCAACCAACAAAACAGCCTGCGCCAAACTGGCAGGCACATCCGACCACGTCGTACCAAAGCCCGCCTCAAAGATAATCTCAACCGACCCGCGACTGGCAATAGCAGGCAAACATGCCCCTACAGAGATCAGCGCAGGCGACACATCATCGGCCATAAAATCATACGCACTAGATGCAACAATCGTCTCAGCCCCCCCCGCATCAACCAACTTTACCTCGTCAATCGACACCACAGGTCGCAGGGGCAAAACTTGCCGCCCTGCAGTCCGCCACGCTGTTAAATTCCAACCATATTGCTTTGTTAACAACACACGCCCCGCACGGGCTTCCACGGCAGAAATACTGGCACGCAAATAGGTCTCTAACAGCGGATTTTGCAAATCATCCTCGGCAAAACCCGTGCCCAATCGTAAATGGGATTTCAGCTCTGCAATCGGCAAATCCGCCGCCGCCACAGAAGTAAGCTCTGTTAATATCATAATAAACTCCAAGAAAATGGACGCCCCTGCATCGCTCGGACGGAGGGGAGCAGCTAGACGACACAAGGGACGTCCAAAGGCCAAACGGCCTGCAATACGGGGCAAACATCATCTGCTTGCCCCGCTCACGCACCCCTAAGGATGCATGTTCTTATGTCTTTATGAGGTTGCGAATTTCAGCAATTTGATCGCCGCAAAATCGCTCACATCGCCGCCCACACGTTTTGTTGCATAGAACAAAACATTCGGCTTGGCGCTAAACGGATCGCGCAAAATACGCAGATCAGGGCGCTCGGCAATGGTATAGCCTGCATGGAAATCACCAAAGGCAATCGCCGTCGCATCCGATGCAATATCAGGCATATCTTCCGCAATCAGCACCGCGTAGCCCATCAAACGCGCAGGTTCCCCCGCCGCCAGACCATCGGACCATAAGAAACGCCCATCAGCATCTTTCATCTTACGCACCGCACCTGCGGTTTTCGAATTCATCACGAAAGTCCCATTGGCACGGTAGCGCGCGCCCAGCGAATAGACCAAATCCACAATCGCATCCGCAGGATCACTGCTGTCAAAATCACCGTCCATACCCGTCGCGACATAGCCCAGATCACCCCAGGCCCAACTTGCATTCGCAACGGCAGTATAATCCAGAAAACCCGTCGGTTTATCCGACCCATCCCCTGAAATAAACGCACTGCCTTCTGCACGCGAAAACTTATCCGCAATGCGCTCAGCCAACCAACCTTCCACATCAAATGCCGCATCATCCAACAGGCGTTGTGACGCTTTTGGCAGTGCTGACAGTTCATGCAACGGAATAGAAATACGGTCCACTTGCGGCGTCGAAGTCTCGGTACTATCCGCCGTCTCATTGGCCCAACCAGCGCCAATATCGGTGTGGTCCACCAAGACATCAAACGCCGTTGCCTCTACCGCCACAACATTCGCAATCGAGCGAATAGACGATGACGCATAGAGCACACTAGAAATTTTATCCGCCGTCGCAGGATCCACCAAATAACCGCCATCTGCGGCAACAGCCGAGGACAGCGCCTTTTCTTCAATCTCTAACGCACGCAAACCATCATCATCGCCGCCACGCAAATATGCGGCAAAGGCTTTTTGATGCGGGGCTTCAACAGCAGCCGCTGTTGATAAAACAGGGCGTTTGGTTTCAATTGTTTTTTTCTCAAGCATTGCTAATCTATCTTCCTGTAGCTGTAACTTCGATTTCAGTTCTGAATTAAATTTTGAAAAATCGTCTAAAAACCCCGACATCGCGCTTTTGACTTCCAAACCACTTCGTTTGGCACACAGCGCTTTCGTCGAAGAAGACTTGGTCTCTTCGTTGCTCATCAAATAAATCCTATGTGTGATGTTATTTCGCCGACCCTAGGTCAGCATCTCATGGCGCGCCGCGTTCAATGCCGCCGCCAGCTCTTGTGCAAGATCACCCTCAGCATCCGCCAAAGATGATACCCGCGCTTGGGGAAGCATTGGAAATGTAACCAACGATACCTCCCAAAGTTCCAATTTGTGTAATATTCTACCAGTATTATTGAACTTTTCAGCTTCAATTGTTCGATACCCGATAGAAAGGCCATCAATCGCACCGGCCTTAATCAACGCCAAAGCCTCTGATCCCGCCTGAATATCAGGTAATAATCGCCCTTTGACATACAGGCCTTTGTCATCCTCATGTACCTCATCCCAAACCCCGATAGGCTTGGTCGGATCATGTTGCCACAGCATTTTGACCGAACGTTTCCCCTGCTTCAGACGGCGCAAACTCTCCGCATAGGCCCCTGTCTTGACCACGTCGCCTGACTGATCGGTCTCGCCGAAAACCGACGCATATCCCGATATTTCACAACCGTTTTTCAACGCCGCCGCCCCGTCAAAGGTGGCAAATTTCGTCTCTAACCCAAAATCATTTATCTCATAAATCATCATGATCCCACTTTATCTAAAATCAAATTTCCAAGAAAACTCAGCCCTGCTGGTAGTCCAAAACACTCAAAACCCCGCGTGCCAACAAAATGCTAACCACACTAAAAACCGCCAACCAAAGGCGTTTTTCCAGCCGTTCCAACGTGTCCTCAATCTGCCCCAAACGCCGCTCCAACCCGCTCCAGCGTTCTTGTGTGACCTTCTCATAGGTCTCCATACGTGCGGCAGTTGCGTCAAAAGGTTCATATAAAAACCGCGATCCTGCCCCGCGCTTACTCATGTGCCACCGCAGGCAAGCCCAACATCACACGTTTTTCAGCATCGCTTAGAAAATCAGCCGAACGCACCCGCGCCCATTGTGCATCCCGTTCAGATGACAAAGCTGGAATTTTGTCCAAATCCGCCGTCAATTTCAGCGATTGTCCAAACGCCGATGATAACCACGCCGACAGGTTTTCCGTTACCTTGTTCACCAGCGGTAAAATCGTCAAACGATACAACGCACGGTTGGCCTCTTGGTAATTCGAATAGGTATTATCGCCGGGTAGTCCCAACAACATCGGCGGCACCCCAAAGGCCAGTGCAATCTCACGCGCCGCACTATCCTTGGTCTTCTGGAACTCCATGTCAGAGGGCGAAAACCCCATCGGTTTCCAATCCAGCCCGCCCTCCAGCAACATCGGCCGACCTGCATTGCGCGCCCCTTGGTGATTGGCCTCAATCTCCTCCACCAACCGCGCATATTGGTCCGCCCCCAACGTGCCTTGCCCGTCTGATCCTTTGTAAATAATCGCCCCCGAAGGCCGCGCCGCATTATCCAATAACGCCTTGGACCAATGATTGGCCGAGGCATGAACATCCAACGCACAAGCCGCCGCCTGCATCGGCGACAACCCATAATGATCATCTTGCGGATGGAACGTTTTAATATGACAAATCGGGGAAAAATCCCCTGTCATATCAAACTGATGCTTCTTCGCCCCAACCGAATATTCATAGGCCATCGGCCAGCCATCCGCCCCGGGGATCACCCGCATACGGTCAGAACGCAAAACATATAACTCGGTAATCCCTGCCCCCGTATCCGATCCCGCCGCCTCAAAATAACCATCCCCAGACAACAGTAATTGCCCAAAGAAACTTTCTAAAATATCCGTGCGGCTCTGCGCCCCATTCGGGCGATCTAACAGCGCCAATAACGGGTGCATATCAAACCGCTTTTGGCCATCTGATAACACCCAAGGCACCGCCGCCGCCGCCTCTGCTATCATCTTGACACAGCGAAACCCTACAGGGTTTCCAACGAACCCCGTCCGCGTCAAAGACGCCACATCGCGTGCCGACCACGCAGGCCGCCCTGCACCATGAAACGCAAAAACAGGTGCCGCAGCCGAAGCCTTCATCTCTATACGATCGGGCTTACCCCGCAAAAATTGCAAAACCATCTCGCCTCGCTCCTTATTTATCTGTAAGTTAATGTTCGAATTTGTGGATTATGAAACTGCGCCGCAGGTTCAATCATCAAATCTGTCAACGCCCAAACCAGCGCATCAACACGGTCAGGACTGCCTTTTCCAGAAAAACCAGCAAGGCTCATCTGGCACATCTGATCTTCTAATTTTTTGAACGCCCCGACATGAAATACCCGGCCTTGCTCATAGAGTGCCGCCACGGGTTCCGCCCGCGCCACCTTGCCCCGCGTTGCATGAACACTGCGGTACGGCAGTAACGCCGAATGTTGCCGCAAAATGGCTTCAACCATATCACCGCCTTGGTTTACCTCGGCCACCACACGGTCAGCACCATATTCAACAGCCGCCGCACTGACCGCCTTAGCCCAAGCATTCGGGCTGGCACACGCCATAGATAAATCAGCAATAACAAAAGCTTGCCAGTCTTGCGGCACACCCTTCATGCGAACACCTGCCACAATGATCCCGCATTCATCGGCTGCCTCGCCGCTTGTTGTGGGCGGATCCACCGCAATAATAACCCGTGTCAGATCGCCTGCAGTCTCCACACGCGCTTGATCTATTGCGTTCAAAGACCACAACGCGCCTTCAACATCTTCAAGCAATTCGCCGTCCAATTCTTGGCGACCACGCCATGATCCTGCATATTGCGTCGTCACCTTATCTAAAAAACTCTGCGCCAAATTCACCGCATTGGCACTGGTCGGGGCAGACGTAGACACCACCGCATCTTGTGCCAGTATCTCTTTGAGAACCGCCACATTTTGCGGCGTCGTGGTGACCACCTGTTGCGGATCGTCGCCCAGTCGCAGGGCAAATTGCAACATGTCCCAGGCCTCACGGGCTTTTTTCCACTTTGCCAACTCATCGACCCAAGCCCCATCAAATTGCGGGCCGCGTAATGCCTCTGGATCGGATGCCGAATAACAGGTTGCCACCGCCCCATTAGGCCAAACCAAACGCCGCTTTGTTGCCTCCCATTTGGGTCTGCGATCAGGCGGCGAACACGCCATAATCCCGCTGTCGCCAAACACCATCACATCGCGCACCTGATCGTAAGTTTCGCCAATCAGCGCGATTTGTTTACACCGCCCCTGACTGGTCGGCCGCGCACCTTCAACTTGGCCGCGCACCCATTCAGCACCAGCGCGGGTTTTCCCCGCACCGCGCCCGCCCAAAATCACCCATGTGTTCCATGTGCCTTGCGGGGCAATCTGATGCGGCAATGCCCAGAACTCAAACATCCAAGGCAAGGCGCGTAGCGCATTGGTACTTAACCCCGATAGAAAATCATCAACCTCGCTCTCGCTCACGCAAGCGAGCAACGCGCCCAATGATTTCGGTTCGTGCGGCTTCAAGGTCAAGGGCCCCGCCTTGGATGACGCCACTAAAGGCTTGGCATTGTTTTGCAAGTTCACTCTCTTCCTCATTCGCGAACCTCAAAGTCTTCTTATAGCTCGCACAAATGCTCTGAATATCTTTGGGCAGATCATGCACAGCCAATCCACCCGGGTTGATCCGATCGAGCGTAGCTTCTAAATCTGTCGCAAATTTTTCAAAAGTTTCTCGCGCACGTCTTGTGCGCTCAAACTGTGTCTTAACCCCCTCAGGGATATCGTCAGTCATATATAATGGCTTCCTCTCAGGTCCGTACCGTCGAGCAAAAACAGAAAAACAGCGACCTTTTCAGATCACTGTTACCCACTTCTTCCAGCTTGCCACAAGGTGTACATCCGAGCGTTCGCAAAGTCAAGAAATACACGCATAGGGTGATCGCGCCGCGCGTTCACCCCTCGTTAACAAACATTATAACCTGTTGTTTTATTTGTTATTTTTAGCTTTTTGTGCAGCTTTACGACGTTCTGCTTCGATCTTGCGCCATTTTGCAACATTGGCATTATGTGCCCGTAAATTGGTCGCAAACACATGCCCACCAGTGCCATCAGCCACAAAAAACAAGCTCTTAGTTGCACTTGGATGCACCGCCGCTTCAATCGCCGCCTTACCAGGATTAGCAATCGGGCCAGGTGGTAATGCAGGAATAATATAGGTATTATAATCCGTCTTCTTAGACAGTTCAGAGCGCCGCAAGCCCCGTCCCAAAGACGCTTTACCACGCGTGATGCCGTAAATCACAGTCGGGTCGGTTTGTAACTTCATACCCTTGTTTAAACGGTTGATGAAAACTGCAGATACTTCTTCACGTTCCGCATTCACACCCGTTTCTTTTTCAATAATCGAGGCCAGAATCAACACCTCTTGGGCAGATTTCAGCGGTAAGTTTTTTGCACGGCCTTCCCAAGCCTGCGCCAATATCTTCACTTGCGCATCAGCCATACGTTTCAGCACAACATTGCGATCTTCACCCCGTGACACGCCATAAGTATTCGGCGCCAATGTGCCCTCTTTGGGAATATCCGCAACCTCACCCGTCAACAATTCATTGCCGTTCAGCCGTGCAATCACCTGATAAACCGAAAATCCCTCAGGGATAGTCACCTGATAGCTGATCCCCACACCGCTGGTCAGCAATGCCAGAACACCTTCCATAGAGCTGCCCGACGCGATTTCATATTCGCCAAACTTCAGCCCGGTATCTTCTTTATTATACCGCGCCCCCAACCGAAACAGCACCGCACTGGAAATAAAGCCTTCATCTTGCAATCGATCGGCAATCGAGTTGACCCCTTCGCCCCGTTGCACGATGAAAACTTTTTCCTCAGCCAACGGCCCGTTCGTTTGGTATTGGTTTTTAGCCCAGAAAATAACCCCTGCCGCGATAATCATCGCAACAATTATCAAATTGAAGAAATTCGCAGCAAAGTGTTTATTCATCGAATTAACTGTCCAGTTTACCCATCACAAGTGACGCATTCGTACCACCAAATCCAAAAGAATTACAAAGAGCATGTCGTATTTCGGTCGATTGAGCTTCATTAGCTACGTAGTTTAAATCACAACCTTCACTTGGGTTTTCCAAATTAATCGTT